GGGCGCGGGTTTGGTTATCTGTGAGGATCATTGTGTCTCTCCTGTGTGTGGGCTTCATTGCCCTACCTCTTTAACGTAGGCCCAACGGGCCTATACTTCAACCCCTAAATACAAAAAAAAGCGCATAAGCTGCAAATTTATGTTGCGGGTGTTATTTCTCAGAAATGGCAGAGAAACTGAAACCGCTCACCGAAGATGAATTGCAGTCGATAGTGTCATCGGCGGTTCAATCTTGCGTCGATTTTGTCGATAGCGAAATTGCGCCTGATCGCATCCGCGCTCAGCGATATATGGACGGCCAGACAGATTTAGGCGTCGAAGAGGGCCGATCAGATATAGTCAGCACGAAAGTGCGTGACACTGTCCGGGCCATACGGCCCAGCTTGCAAAAAGTTTTTATGACAACCGATAAAGCAGTCGAATTTGTTCCGCACTCGCCAGAAGACGTGGCCGCATCGGAACAGGCCACGTCCTTCTGCAATTATATATTTGAGAAGAACAGTGGTTTTAAACTTTTATCTGATGTTTTCACAGATGCTATGGTTAAGAAAAACGGGGTTCTAAAAGTTTACTATGAGGACACAGATCACCAATCTATACACCAATATACTAATTTGGATCAGCAAGCGTTTGAGTTCCTCAGCGCTCAGCCCGATGTCGAAATTCTTTCAGAGCAAACAGAAAGCACAATTACCAACGATCCCACCACTGGCATCGAAGTCCAAGACATCAAAATCTCCTGTCAAGTCGCCAAAAAAACGAGCCACGGCCAAATCAAAATAGATAGTATTCCAAGCGAGGAATTTTTTATAAATCGCGAGGCTCGCTCGCTAGAGGAAAGCTACTGCACTGTGCATCGAACAGAGATGCGCGTGGGAGATTTGGTCGCGCTGGGCTACGATTTTGACGAAGTTTCGGACCTAGGCGTGATCGGCAGCGCTGATGACATGAGCGAGAGTGAGCGTTCTGCCCGGGCTGGCTACAATGTTAACGGCGATCAAGATCACGCTGACATTGATCCAACGATGGCGCTAGTGGCAATCAGTGAAGCCTATATGAGGGTCGATACGTTTGGAACCGGGGTGCCGTCACTGTATCGTTTCGTGTTGGCTGGCGCTGGCTACAAATTGCTCAGCGCTGAGCCGATCGACAAGCTGCCATTTGCCATTTTTGAGATCAGCCCGGAGCCTCATAGTTTCTACGGCCATTCCATTTTTGACCTGATCCGCGACGATCAGGACGCCTCAACGGCTGTGCTGCGCGGCGTTTTGGACAGTGTCGCGATGACACTTACGCCACGCCTAGTGGTAGGTGACGGCGTCAACATTGATGACTGCCTCAACTCCGAAATCGGCGCATTGATACGGTCGCGAGGCGGCCCGGGGGCAATCCAAGAACTCACCGTGCCGTTTGTCGGAGGTGCCGTTTTACCCGCTTTGCAATATTTGGATCAGCAGATCGAGGCCAAAACTGGGGTAACCCGGGCCAGCCAAGGTTTGAATCCCGACCACCTTCAATCGACCTCGGCTGTCGGGATTTCGGCACAAATGCAGGCGGCTGCGGGACAGATCGAAGTTATGGCCCGGCACCTAGCTGAAGGCGGGATGAAGCAGCTTTTCAAGTTAATTCTTCATCTCAGCATCCAAAATCCAGACGAACAAACCATGATGCGCTTGGACAATAAATTTGTGCCTGTTGATCCGCAATCTTGGAACGCTGAGATGGATATGTCATGCAATGTCGGCCTTGGAACTGGGCGCGCTGACGAGCGCCAAGCTGCGCTGCAACAAGCGTTAACGATCCAACAGGAAATTATGCAGACGCTTGGGCCACAAAACGGCTTGACGAGCCTGTCGCAGTACAGAAATACTCTGGCGGATTTGCTTGCGGGTGCGGGAGTAAAAAACCCGGATCGTTATTTTTTACCGCTCACAGCAGAAAAAGAACAGCAGATGATGCAGGCACAGCAGCAGCAGCAGCAGCAGTCGCAAGGCCAGCCGGACCCAAATCAGGCATTTCTCCAAGTCGAGCAAATGAAAGCGCAGCAGCGAAGCCAGATCGACACGCAGAAAATGCAGCTTGAGGCTCAAAAATTCCAAGTTAATTCGCAGTTGCGGCAAAAAGAAATTGCCATGACTGATGATAGGCTCCGCGATCAAAATGTTGCTGATATTGCGATTAAAGTGGCGGAAATTCTGGGCAAATACGGAACCAGTGTCGATGTTGAACGAATAAAAGCTGAGCAATCTGCGCCTCGCGATAGCGGGATGATGTGATGGACTTGGGAGTGAAGGCGGGGCGCGTCCGGGCGATACTGGATGATCACGTTTTTAAAGATATTTTGGCCGACTGTCGGCAAGACCAGATCGACATATTTCTGGCACCTTTATCGACAGACGAGCAGATAGGAGAGGCGCGGCTTCGCATCCGCGCAATGGACGATCTGACCGATCGAATGCAGCGAGTTCTGCACGATGCACAGATTGCCGAAAGACGCACTAAAAAATAGGTCTAGCACCGTGGAAGCGACTAGCGAAATCGACGTGAATGACCACAGGTCAATCGCCGCAAATTTAATCATGGAACAGCCAGAGGCACCTGTTGATCAGACCTCTGAACAGGCTGCGCCAGATGAAGAAATGTCAGATGATCAGATTGATCAGGCTGATGAAAATATTGAATATGTAGACGAGCCAGCGATCAAGGACGTGGCAGAGGAACCAGCAGAAACGCTTTACGCAGTAAAAGAAAACGGCGTCGAGAGGCAGGTAACCCTCAAGCAACTCACCCAAGATTTCAGCGGCCAGAGTTACATACAGCAGGGCATGCGAGAAGTGGCTGAGCAGCGAAAAGCTGCTGAGGTACAATCGGCTGAAGCGCAGGCCCAATCACAGCGCTACGCAGAGGCTATTACGCAAGTAAATTTGCAGTTAGCAAATCAAGACCTACAGCCCCCGGACAAGGGTTTACGAGAGACAGACCCATTTCTCTATTACGAGCAACAAGAAGATTATCGCGATGCAATGCAACAGCGGGACAATCTAAAACAACAACAACATATATTGAGCCAGCAACAGCTAGCTCAAGAATCTGCTCAGAGAGATGCATACGTTCAGCAGCAAGCGGCAAACATTATGGAAGCAATACCGATCTTAGCAGACCCGGTGCGCGGACCTAAAGTGCTTTCTGGGATGATGAGCGAAGGCAAGAAATATGGGTTCTCAGACGCCGAAATGCAGAACGAAACAGATGATCGTTTCGTTCGAGCATTGCACCGCCTTCACGTTCTCGAAAGTCGCGGGAACGTGGACACCAGCGAGGTGAAACGTGGAGCAATTAAACCGGGGGCAAAGCGATCAATGATAGCTAGCAGTCAGAAAAAAGCTGATGCGGCGCGCAATCAAATGAAAAAAACAGGCACTACAGCAGATGTAGCCGCTTGGCTCTTACAAGGAAACTAGAACATGGCAGTCAACGCCAATACCGTCCAGACTTACGCAGTGAGCACACTGCGTGATGATCTCCAAGAGGCACTGATCTCGATCAGTCCAGCAGATAGCCCACTGATGACAGCGCTGGGCACAAAAGACGTGTCGAACACTTTGTTTGAATGGCCCGTTACAGAGCTTGCCGCAGTCAACGCTTCAAACAGAGTTATTGAAGGTGACGCGCCCGGAAACGATGCTGCAACTTTGCCTGTGAGAATGCAAAACTACGTGCAGCTTTCGGATAAAGTTGTTGAGGTTTCATCAACAAACGAAGCGGTGAATGGTGCCGCAAACGCTCAAACAATGGCGGAGCAAATGGCTCTTAAATTAAAAGAGCTAAAGAGAGACATGGAAAGCATGCTGGTCGGAGAGACCCCGGGTAGCGCGGGTTCAGCGTCTGCTGCCCGGGCCACTGCTGGCTTGGGTGCGTTCTTGATCACAAACGTCGATAAACACTCTGGCGGTACAGCACCTACAACCTCCGGTAGTGGAACGTCAGGCTTTCCAAACGCTGCATATTCTAATGGGACGCTCAGGACCGTCACAGAGGCACAATTGAACAATGTCGCTCAGTTAGCTTGGACGCAAGGCGCTGAAATTTCGATGTGCATGGTTGGCCCTGCGATCAAGCAGAAAATCAGCAGCACTTTCACTGGAAACAGCACTCGATACAAAGAGGCTGATGACAAGCGCATCTCTGGCGCAGTCGATTTCGTGGTAACTGATTTCGGCGAAATCCAAATCGTGCCGTCACGTTTCTCGTCTGCCCGGACAGCTTATCTGCTCGACCCAAACTACGCACGGGTGTGTTACCTGCAAACGACGAAGCAAGAAGACCTAGCCAAGACTTCTCACAGCCAGAGAAAAATGGTGTCGTGCGAGTATGGCCTGCAAGTGGACAACGAAAAAGCGCACGGCGCAATTCGTGACATCCAAGCCTAAAGAAACTGGCCATCCCGGCAATCGGGGTGGCCAGCCAATTGAGCGGAGAGAGACTATGATTAAAGAGCAAGACGGCAAGGTCTACATGAAAACGAGTGAAGACGTGCAGCCTCTTCTCGATGCGAATGGACGCCTTCGATCTGTTTATGACGAATTACCAAACTATGGTCGCAATGGACGATTGGCCGCCCGGGTGCCAGCCACTGTGGCCCAAAATTGGGCTACCGAATGCGGCCATCCCGTTGGGACGCAAGCGTACATGGCATATGCAAAAAGAAAGATAATTCAAGGCGATTATCAAAAACTACGAATTGAGGGTTTTTGATGGCTTTCACGTTTTCCACTTTAAAGACTGCTATTGCCGATTTTTTAAATCGTGACGATCTTACAGCCATCATCCCCACTTGGATCGAGTTGTCAGAAGCCGATTATAATCGCCGCATCCGGCATTACAAAATGGAGAAGCGCGCCACTGCCGAAATAGATACTCAGTATTCTGCCACCCCTGCGGATTGGATGGAGACTGTCAGGTTTCAAATTGTTGACGGTGCCACCTTCCCGCTGGAATTGGCGAGCAATTCGGCGATGATGGACATGCGGCGGAACGTGGCTAATGCAACGGGAAGGCCGTCTCATTACGTTTTTGTTGACGGTCAGTTCGAGGTGTTCCCCACACCATCACAGGCGTTCACCACAGAACTGATCTACTACTCGAAACTAGAGGCGCTGAGCGCCAGCAACGCTAGCAATTGGCTGCTTGCCTCGCATCCAGACTTATACTTGTACGGCGCTCTCACACACTCAGCGCCATTCTTAGGCGAGGACGCGAGGCTTCAAGTGTGGAGCGCGCTGGCCGAAAGAGCGCTCAACGAAATAACTAACGAAGACAAGGCGGCCAAATACAATGGCACAGGCCTGAGACTACGCCATCGCGGCCTCGCCCCAGCAGTAAGGAGATAATAACATGAGCCTGTCCAATACATTTGAGACGCACGTCCTAACGTACTTGTTCAAGACTGACAGTTTAACCAGGCCAACCCAATACCACCTGGCACTGTATACAGCAGCCCCCAGCGATGCTGGCGGAGGTACAGAGGTGGCCGGGAATGGTTACACGCGCAAGCCTGTCTCTTGGACGGTAAACGGGAATAATGCGTCGAACACCAGCGCGATCGAATACCCCACCTGCACAGGTAACCCTTGGGGTACGATAACTCATATAGGCGTCCACAGCGCCTCGTCCGGTGGTGATCTAATAGTTCACAGCGCTTTGACCTCGTCAAAATTGATAGCAGTTGGAGATGTGCTGCGAGTTAATGCTGGCGAACTTGACGTGAATTTGGATTGATTTATGGCAACCATCGTCACACGAAACGGTAAAGGCTCTGAGCTAACGCACTTAGAGGTTGATGCTAATTTCAGCAATCTAAATACCGATAAATTAGAAACAAACGCAGAAGTTCGCGCAGCCGTTGAGGCAGCCAGCGATAGCAACGTATTTACTGATTCTGACCACAGCAAGCTGAACGCAATCGAGGCGTCAGCAAATGTAACAGATACAGCAAATGTGGTCGCAAGTTTAACCGCTGGCACGAATGTGGCGATTGCTTCTGATGGCACAATCTCAGCCACAGACACCAATACAGTTTACTCAGTGGGTGCTGGAGGTTTAACTCAACAAAACTTTACTACAACGCTGAAGAGTAAACTTGACGCTATAGAAGCTTCAGCCACAGCAGATCAGACCAACGCTGAGATCAAAACGGCAGTCCAAGCTGGCGCTGATATTGCGCTGGGCGGCAACCCAACGACCACCACGCAGAGCGCTGGCAACAATACAACTAGAGTTGCGACAACGGCGTTTACTCAGTCGGCTATTACTGCTTTGGTTGGCAGTGTTCCAGCCACGCTAAATACTTTGGCAGAACTTGGCGATGCACTCGGTGACGATCCGAATTACGCCACAACGACCAGCAATCTTATAGGAACAAAGATGCCGCTGGCTGGTGGAGCCTTTACTGGTGCCGTGACTACAAATAGTACCTTCGATGGTGTAGACATAGCCGCTAGAGATGCTGTGCTTACCTCTACAACTACTAC